TGTCGTACACTACATCAGTTTATACATATACAGTCAGACAAATCGTTGTTGTCTTGTCAGGCACAAGCCCGAGGAAATATATGCCAGTCTATTCAAAGTCATTAACGCTTAACAAAGGAGTTGACAACCAACTACAGTTTCAGTTTCTAAATCAGGAACAGAAGCCTGTCGATCTGTCAGCCATTGCTACAGCAAATCAGCAAATCTCATTTAGAGCAATCAACTCAGATGGAACTGCTATCCTTTTAAGAAAGGCTTTAACACCTGTCCTTGATGTCAACGGCATCTTTGTTCTTAATACTACAGCCGCTGAAATAGAAGATATTTCATCTCAGCAATGTTATTACTCATTAGAATGGCCAAGTGGTAACCTGAACTTACCTGTTTTTGTAGATTCTAAGGCAGGAGCACGAGGGGACTTACATATTGTGGATTCAATTCTTCCTTCATTTGTTCCTTCAGAAACTGTTACAATACCAACTGATCAATCAGTGCCAGGAGCAAACGCAAACGCTAACTCTGAAGCACTTACATTTTTCTCAAGTGTTATTAACACGCAAGACAATCCTATATTGACAACATCAATCGACTATGCAAACTATGTCGGCAACCTTACGATTCAAGGCTCAACATTAGTTGATGCTGACTATTATGATATTGGTAATGTATATCAATATGGTAATGCCGCAAACGGTGAAGTTGAATCAAACACAATTGGTTACACCATCAATGGATATCATCCTTATATCCGTCTTAAGTTCGAAGCAAATGTGGGTAATATAGTTACTATTTTGGCAAGATAAGATACCCGCTTTACTTGTTTTCTCTTTCGTTTTAGTTTATAATGACAGTTATGTTTGATATACTTACGGTTGCTCCGGGCAAAAAGAAAAAGACACAAAGCGGTTGGACTTCGTTCAATGCTCCCTGTTGTCTTCATAATGGTCATAGCCCTGACAAACGTATGCGTGGAGGAGTTAAAACAGAAGGAGATGATTGGTCATATCATTGCTTTAACTGTAACTTCAAATGCGGCTTCAAACTAGGTAGAAACATCAGCAGAAACTGTCGTAAGTTTCTATCTTGGTGTGGTATGGATGACGCAGACATTAACAAGTGGTCTTTACATTCTCTACAACATAAAGATTTACTTGATTCTATTCTAATGAAAAAGAAACAACACACGGTGCCTAAGTTCAAAGAAGTAGAGATGCCTAAAGGTGAACTACTCTACTTAGGTAATGCAAAACATAAAGTCTACATCAATTATCTTGCGACAAGAGGATTAACTCAAAATGATTATCCTTTCTTGGTCACACCAAATGAAGAAGGTAGAAACTCACAACGATTGATCATACCTTATACATACGAAAACAAAGTTGTAGGAAGTACAAGTCGATATATTGATGATAGAGTGCCTAAATTTATCAATGATCAACAGCCTGGTTACGTGTTTGGTATTGATTTACAAAAATCTGATTGGAATGTGTGTTTAGTATTTGAAGGTATCTTTGATGCTATCTCAATGAGCGGATGTGCATTAACACACAACACTATTAATGATGATCAAGTTGCGATATTAAAAAAATTGGACAAACAAATTATTGTTGTTCCAGATCAGGATAAGACAGGGCTAGAGATATGTGATAGAGCATTAGAACTAGGCTTTGATGTGTCATTACCTAATTGGGCAGACAATGTTAAAGACGCAAATGATGCAGTAATAAAATATGGAAGATTGCCTACCCTACTAAGTATACTTGAGACTGCAACAAGCAGTAAAATAAAAATAGAAATGATGAGGAATAAAATTGCTAAAAGAATTTAACGCAGAGGTGCAAGAACTTTTCTTGCGAATGATGATAACAAACGCAGAATTGTATGTGCGAGTCACAAACATATTCAATCCAGAAAACTTTGATCGTAAACTCAGGCCAGTTGCTGAGTTTATGTTAGAACACTCTGATAATTACAAGGTGTTACCTGACGCAACTCAAATTCAAGCAACGACGGGAATGACAATTGCTGTTGTAGATGATTTAAATGAAGGACACTATGAATGGTTTATGAACGAGTTTGAGTCATTTACTCGTAGACAAGAACTAGAAAGAGCAATTATGAAATCAGCAGACCTTTTAGAGAAAGGTGATTATGATCCTGTAGAGAAACTTATTAAAGATGCAGTACAAATTTCTTTGTTAAGAGATATGGGTGTTGATTACTTTGATGATCCTAGGGCTCGATTGATGCATTTGAAAACAAGTAATGGTCAAGCATCAACAGGTTGGCCTGTACTTGATCAGAAACTTTATGGTGGATTTAATAGAGGAGAGTTAAATATTTTTGCTGGTGGTTCAGGTTCAGGTAAATCATTGTTCATGCAAAATCTATCCGTTAATTGGATTCTTGCTGGAATGTCAGGCATATATGTTACTTTAGAATTGAGTGAGAACTTATCAGCGATGAGAATCGATTCAATGATTACTGATACTAGCACAAAAGAAATCTTTAAAGATTTAGACAATGTTGAAATGAAAGTAAAGATGAAACAAAAAGCATCTGGTCAATTAAGAATCAAGTACATGCCTGCTCAGAGTACAGTAAACGACTTACGAGCATATTGTAAAGAGTTACAGATACAAACAGGTATGAAACTCGACTTCTTGTGTGTTGATTACTTAGACTTGTTAATGCCTGTCAGTGCTAAAGTAAGTCCTTCTGACTTGTATGTTAAAGACAAGTATGTCTCAGAAGAATTGCGTAATTTAGCAAAAGAATTAGATATACTCTTTGTGACAGCATCACAGTTAAACAGAAGTGCGGTAGAAGAGATAGAATTTGATCATAGTCATATATCAGGTGGTATCAGTAAGATTAATACAGCAGATAATGTGTTCGGTATCTTTACATCTCGTAGCATGAGAGAACGTGGTCAATATCAGATTCAGTTAATGAAGACAAGATCAAGTTCTGGTGTAGGACAAAAAGTGGAGTTAGCATTCAATGTTGATACATTGCGTATTACAGATCCTGGTACATCAACTATGTCAAATTCATCATCACAACTACAGCCATCAGCACAATCAATTATGGATAAGTTTAAAACTACATCTACTGTTGGAGAAACAGATCAAATTGTTCAGTCTCAAATAGACCCTGCTAACAAAAATGTAAAAGCGGATGTTCAAGGAACTAAATTAAAATCACTGTTGAATAATCTAAAAGATTCACATTAATGGCTCATAACGACTAAATACTATACACGGAATTAAGAAGATACCTTATGCAAAAGAAAACACGAAGTCTATTAGAAGAACTTGAATCAATTGGTGCTAACCGAGATGTTCCTCATATCGTAGAATCTCGTGGCAACAACATTATTACTAGTGCTTTGAATCTAATTGAGTATATTCAACGTAATTATGATGCAGATAAGGCTGAATTACTCGAAAAGAAATTGTTAAGTGCTATCCGTGGAAGAGACAACACTCGTTTCTCAAAAACACTTAAAAAAATTAATTAGGATAGTTGCATGAAAAGCAATGACATTATAGTTGAGTATAAAATCGGAGATAAGGCTAGAGCCGGCATGTCAAAGGTACGTAGCCTTTACCGCGGTAAAGATTATAATCCACAAGATCCGGATGGTTTGAATAAAGGAGATCCAAAATTTGGATATCCTGAAACTCCTGAAACTCCTGAAACTCCAGAACCTGTAAAGCCTACCCCTACATATAAAAATTTACCTAAAGCTACAGGGGAAGCAAGTTTAACAAGAAACTTCTTTGTAGAAAAATTTGTAGACGCAATTTATGATCTTGTAAGTAGTCAATTAAATTCTACTATTTCTTATGTAGCAAAACCTGGCCAAGACCCTGACGAGAGTCAAGTATCATTACAAGCATATATATCCAATTGGTATGACCAATACACTAGAAATATAAATATACCAGATAATGACCCGTTTGTTCCGTTAAAAAACAAAATACTTACCCAGATGCAAGAAAATTGGGACAGCGGCAAGTTTGATACAAAATTATTAGCAGCCTTGGGAGAACAAACTTACAGTTTCGCAAACGCAGCCAAAACTCGCAATACCAAACAACCTCCCCCGATTAGAGTTCGGCCGGACACTTCACCAAAGCCAGCAGAACCAGCATCAGAGGCCTTACCTAATGTGTCTGAATCTTCAAAAAGAGTAGCAAAACTTAAAAAGTTATTAGAGAAGTAAGATGAATCTTACTGAGCAAATTTCAGCCTTACAGAAAAAACTAGACAGTATCAACTTAGTCGAGGCCTCAGGTCACATGGATCATCCAGAAGACTTAGTGTTTTTAGATGACGAGCCAGGAGCAAGACACGCCCTGCAACAGATCGAATCAACGATTAAATCACCAAACAATATTACAATCAAATGGGACGGCTATCCTGCTCTCATCTTTGGACGTAATCCTGAAGGTAGATTCTCTATTATGGACAAACACATGTTCAATAAGAAAGATGGCACTGGTCGTCAAGTGTTTAGTTCAGAAGAATTCCAAGAATATGATACAAATCGTGGAGTAAACAGAG